GGATGCTAGGTACGGACAAAAGGAGAAAATAGAATGGCAATAACAAAAGAAATAATAGAAGATAAAATAGAAGTTGTAGGAGACTATAAAACTATACAAGTAAGAACAGCTACAGTCATCAAAGAAGATGGTGTAGAGCTTTCAAGGTCTTTTCATAGACACGCATTAGATTGTGTAAGCTCTGTAAAGAACGATGACGATAGTTGGACTCATACAGATACTGATGTATCAGGAGAGTCTACAGAGGTTCAGGGCATTGCAACAGCAGTGTGGACAACAACAGTAAAAAACGCTAAAAAAGCAGCAAACGAGAACGCAGGGATGTAAACATGGCAACTGCAAAAGAATCATTAGAAAAAATAGCTTCGCATGAGCGCGAGTGTGCTATACGGTACGGCAACATAGAAAAAAGATTAGACAAAGGGGACACTAAATTTGATGCTATGGATACTAAATTTACTAGGTATATTATTGGTTTATATCTTTTAATTATAGCGGCTAGTGGCCTTGATAGAATCTTTTCCTAACTATATACTAAACAATAACTAAATAAGGAGTATTTACATGGCAGATAATCAAGTAACAGAATTAAACTTTAACGGCGAAACATACCTAATATCAGATTTAACCCCTAGAGCGGTAGAAGGTTTTAATACGCTTATAAAAGCACAACAAAAACTAAATGACCTTGCAACAGAGGTAAAAATAGTTCAAGGAGGACAAACTCAAATCAATGCTGAATTACAACAAATTATTGAAGAAGATAAAATCAAACCTCAAGTCAAAGTTGAGAAAGAGCAAGTCGAAGAAGATAGCTAGTATGGATATCGAAAAGTGTAAAGCCGACATAAAAAGACATGAAGGCGAAGTTCTTGAAATATACGAAGATAGTTTAGGCTACAAAACATTAGGTATCGGGCACCTATGTCAACCAGGAGATCCTGAGTACGACTGGGAAGTAGGTACTAAAGTATCACAAGAAGTAGTAGACATGTACTACGAAGATGACTTTAACAAACATTACGAAGAAGCAATTCATGTGTTTGGTACGGAAGACGACTTTAGTAAATTACCGGAAGATATTCAACACGTGCTTGTTAATATGTGTTTTAATTTAGGTGGTAGCAGGCTTTCTAAGTTTAGAAATATGTTAGATGCCTGTAGAAAACATGAATGGGAACGAATGGCCACTGAAATGGAAGACAGCAGGTGGTTTAAACAAGTAGGAAGAAGGAGTCTGGAACTACAAGCATTAGTTCGTAATACTGTATAATGAAAGTATGGCATATTTTAAACTTATTAGATTCGGCGGTATTGCTCCAAGGTACTCTCCTAGACTTTTAAAAGACACACTTGCTACTACAGCAACAGATGTAAATTTAGAAAGTGGTAGGTTAGTCCCTATCACGGACAACTCTACTACCAACCCATCAAGCGGTGTAAGTACCCTAGCTAACACTACTAAAAACGGCATATACAAATACACGGATAGCCCAGAGCGTTGGCTACAGTTTGATGAAGATGTAGACGTCGTACGTGGACCTATAGCCGGGGACACTAATGACACGATTTATTGGTCGGGCCAATCTTTCCCAAGAATGGGTAGAAGTTCTGTAATTCTTTCAGGAGCTCCCTACCCCACAGGTTTTTATAGATTAGGCATACCTGCTCCAACTGCTGCACCTACGGTCGCTGTAACGGCTCCCACTACTATAAATGCTACGGTAACAACAATTAACGGTTCTGGAGTTCTTACAGTTACTACAGCAAGTAACCACGGGGCCGCAGTAGATAGTTATGTTACTTTAGCTGGGTTTGGCGCTGTAAGTGGTATAACAGCTGAGGAAATTAATAATACATTTAAAATAGTAACAGTACCCTCTGCTACTACACTAACAGTCGAAACAAATGGTGCTGCAACAGCTGCTAGTACCTCTAGTAGTATAGCGGACGGAGCTTCTTTTAATGGCCCTTCAGACGCTAATTTAGACTTTGAAACCTCTTACGTATATACTTTTGTTTCTGCATACGGAGAAGAAGGGCCCCCTTCTGCTGCTTCTACTGTTGTAACTACCGATGATAACCAAGCCGTAAGCCTTTCTAATTTACAAACAAGCACTAGTAAATCTAACTCAAACTTATCTAAGAAACGTATATACAGATCTAATACAGGTTCCAACACTACAGCTTTTCAGTTTGTCGCAGAAGTAACATTGGCTACTACAACTTATTCTGATACTTCAAAAGGTAGTGAGTTGGCTGAACTTATACCTTCTACTTACTGGATAGGGCCACCTGATGATGATACAACTTTGTATCCTGACGGCCCAATGAAAGGCCTTTGCGCACTACCAGGTGGTGTTTTTGCTGGTTTTACAGGTAAACGCGTATGTTTTAGTGAACCTTTCTTACCACATGCTTGGCCTGCTGCTTATAGGATTGCAATTGATGAAGAGATTGTAGGAATCAAAGTAGTATCTAACGGTATTATAGCCACTACAAAAGGCGTACCTTATCTTATTACTGGCTCAGACCCGCAATCTATGACAGCTATACGTATAGAAAGTTCACAGCCGTGTTTAAACAAACAATCTATGGTAGATATGGGAGCTTTTACTGTATACGCAGGTGCGGACGGTTTAATAGGAGCCCAAGGCACAGACGTACGTAACATGACACAAGAGATAATAACCCCTAGTCAGTGGCAAAGTAACTACTACCCATCTACTATTACAGGTTTTTTATGGGAAGAAAGGTACGTAGGTTTTTATAATACTGGTTCTGGTTATGGTGGCTTTATATTTGACCCTACAGAGAACATAGATGGGGCTTTTGTAGATTTAGACTCTAGCGCACTCGTACGTGGGGGTTTTACAGATCCGGACGACAGTCAGTTATATTTAATTATTAGTAACACGATTAAAAAGTTTCAAGGTGGGGGTACAGCTATTACTTATAATTGGAAATCTAAAGAGTTTATACCACCTAAACCTACAAGTATGGGGTTTGTTAAAGTAGAAGCAGAAACATACCCGGTTAGAGTAAAAGTGTACGGAGACGGTTCGGTAATATATAACGCTGTTATTGCTACATCTGGCAGTGCTTATACAGTAACTGGCACTACACCTAGTTTTAGTAGTACAGCCATAACAGAACCTACTCTTAGGTTGCCTGCTAGTGTGCATACGTCTTTTGCTATAGAAGTAGAAGCAGCAACAGTAGTAAATGAAATATGTATAGGTGAGTCTATAGACGAACTAAGGGCGATTTAATGGCTACCAAAGGCACTAAAGTACCAGCACTTAAAAATATACCTGCAAAAACGGACCCAGAACTACGAGCCACGCTCAACTCTATGAAGGAAGCCCAAGAGGTTAGACTCGGTAGAAGAGGCGACCCAAGAGATAGAGCAATAACTTTAAGAGAACTAATAGATAGTGGTTTAGCTATAGAACTAAGAAACAATCCTTTTGACCCTAATGCTGGCGTAGGAGCTTTAGATTTTATACCTAACGTACCAGGTGGTAATCTAGCAGTACCACCAGCCCCTACAGGACTAGAAGCGTCGGGTGCTTTTACAGAAATAATTGTTAGTTGGAATGATGCACAGTATGGCAACCATGCATACACTGAAGTATGGCGTTCTAGAAATGATGACATAGGTGGGGCTACTTTAGTTACTACAACTAATTCTTTTATAATTACCGACGTAGTCGGCTACAACCAAGAGTATTATTATTGGGTACGGTTTGTAAGTACATCTGATGTTGCGGGGCCATTTAATAAAACTAATGGTGTTAAAGCTACAACACTAGAAGACATTGCAGCTGTAATGGAACAGTTATCAGAAGAACTTCAAAACCTTCCTGGTTATACAGCCTTAACAACTTTAATTACTAACGCAGATGTAGCAAACGCAGCCGCTGCCGCCACTGCAAACACCGCCGCAAGGGTTATAAGATCAACATCAGCTCCAACAACAAGAGCTGATGGGTCCTCTTTAGTGCAAAACGATGTATGGATTGATACAAATGATAATAATCAAATGTATATAAGAAATGCTTCTAATAATGGGTGGGAAGAAGCTAGAGATGGAACTTTGGTTACTCTTGTAAACAGTATTAATACTCAGCAAGGAACCAACACTACAAATATAGCTTCTGCAACGAGCGATATAGTAACCTTAACAACTGCAAACTCTAGTAGAGTTTCTGAAATAACAGCTTTAGAAAGCACGATTAATAATTCTTCAACAGGACTAGCAGCAGCTCATTCAGCAATAACCACTGAACAAACAACAAGAGCAAATGCAGATACAGCACTGGCATCTGACATAACATCCCTAACCTCTACAGTTAGTTCAAATACTTCAGCTATTAGCAGTGAAGCCACAACTAGAGCATCAGCAGACACAGCTTTGGCAACCGACATAACCAACCTAACGTCCACGGTTGGAACAAATACATCAAATATAGCAACAGAGCAAACCACTAGGGCTAACGCTGATACTGCACTTGCAACAGATATAACTAATTTGACATCTACAGTTGGAACAAACACAGCAGATATCGCAACTGAAGCAACAACAAGAGCAAATGCGGATACTGCTCTTTCTACATTGATAACTAACTTAACGTCTACTGTCAGTGGAAACACAGCCGCGATATCTACAGAGGCGACTACTAGGGCAAACGCTGATACAGCTAACGCCACGGCTATAAGCAACCTTAGCTCAACAGTTGGAACGACCAATGCTAATGTATCTACATTGCAAACATCTGTATCTAACTTAGAAGGTGATGCTGATGCAATGTTTGTTATACAAGTTGCCACAGAATCTAATGGCAGTAAGTCAGCAGCAGGCATGGTTATTGGATCTAATGCAAGTAGCGGCAGTGGTGCACAATCATATGTACAGTTTCAAGCTGACAAGTTTGCAGTTTGGAGTGGGTCATCGTCTATAGCTCCTTTTATTATAAGTGGTGGGGTTGTTTATATAGATGACGCACGTATAAAAGACGGGGCTATAACAAATGCACGTATAGCTGATGCAACTATACAAAGCGCAAAAATAGGTAACGCTCAGATAGTAGAAGCTAAAATAGGCACTGCAGCTATAACTAATGCAAAAATAGCAAACTTAGCTGTAACCAACGCAAAGATTAATGATTTGAGTGCTGAAAAGATTAATGCTGGTTTAATTAATTCAGACAGGGTTAATGTAGATACACTTAATGTAAAACATTTTGATAATGTCAGCACAGATATAAAAGCCCACACAGGTGCATTTGTTCCTTTAGCAGTTTTTGGTAGTTCCTTCCAAAGAGGATCAACAAACTTTACAGTACAGACATCGTCAACAGGAACTTATCTATCTACTACTATAGGAAGTGTTAGAAACAATGCTAAGTATCAAGCTATATGGACAGGAGTTTACGGAGACTGTACCAACGGCGTATTAGAATATAGTGTAAACGGTTCTACTTACGTACAGGCAGCAGGTGGTATACAAAACGTCACCATGGCAGCGGGTACTTTTAGGACTTATGTATTTGCATATTCAGGCACTATAACAGGACTATCTAGTAGCTCAACAACTGTTTACTGGCGTGTTAGATGGATAACTAAACTTAGAAGCACATATCAATCTTTGTATGTGTTTATAGACAATACACAATAACATGAAAGAGTACAGTATATACAAAACAGCAACGGGTGAAATAACAACTTGTGGTACTACTAACCTTACTGTTAGCGATATTAAATTAGAAAGCGGTGAATCCATTATAGAAGGTGTATATGAAACACAGAAATATAAAATTGTTGACGGTAAAGCTGTTGAGCAGACAATAGAAGAAGATATAAGACCAGCTAGGAATGCATTACTTAAAGAGTCAGATTGGACTCAAGCAGCAGACTCCCCTTTATCAACTTCTAAAAAAACAGAATGGGCTACATACAGACAAGCCCTTAGAGACTTACCTACGGTTGATCCAATAGTATGGCCAACAGAACCAGAATAGAGTAATATAAAACATGGCTTACAAAAAGAAAACAACTAGAAAGAAACCTATAAAGAAAAAGTCTCTTACTAAAAGACAAGAGGCCTCTTTAAAGCGACATAGCAAGCATCATTCTGAAGCGCATATGAAATTTATGAAAAGAAAAATGATGACTGGTTCGACCATGAGAGCTGCACATAAAGCAGCCATGGCTAAAAAAGGTAAATAACTTTAAAGTTTTGAGTAAAGTATTAATAGGTATTATAGTAGCTCTAGGTTTGTTTAGCTCTGTTCTATGGAAACAAAACACAAACTTGTCTGCACTTAATCAAGCATTCGAGCTAAGAGATGCAGAACAAAAGTTAGCTCTAGAAAGTCTTCAATCAGATTTTGCCTTACAAACAGAAGGCTTATTAGAAATACAAGCACGTAACCAAAAAATACAACAAGAGATGTCAAGGTACCTTGACATATTTAAACGTCACGATTTAACTAGATTAGCAGCAGCTAAACCTGGATTAATAGAACCTAGAATAAATAAAGGAACTAAAGATGTATTTGATAGCATTGAAGAAGACAGCCGTAACATTGACAGCCTTGATGATGGCCTGCAGTTGCAGTCTGATACCAAGTAAACAAGTAGAAGTTATATCTAAACCTATAGAAAGAACTATAGTACAGCCAATTATGCCTAGAGAAATAGATCTAAAAGATCCTTATTGGTATGTTGTGTCTAGCAAAAACCTAGATGATTTTATTTTACAAGTAGAAAAAGACCAAGGTCAATTAGTATTTGTTGCTATGTCCGTACCAGATTACGAGCTTATGGCGTACAACATGCAAGAACTAAAACGTTATATTAACGAGCTTAAAGAGGTAGTTGTTTACTATAGAAAGGTAACAGTTGACAACAAACAGGATTAATCTGCTAGAATTAAAACTCAATTAACCAAATAGGAGACTAATATGGGAATGATTGGAGAATTGGTAGGAATAATAACAGGCGTTGTTTGTGCAGCATCTATTATATGTTCTATTACACCAACACCAAAAGATGATGCATTAATAGGTAAGCTTTATAAGATCCTAGAAATAGCAGCATTGAACATAGGTAAAGCAAAGGAGTAGTAAATGGCTAAAGCACCAGATGCTTTTGTTTACAACGCAACCTTAGAGCGAATAGTTGATGGGGATACCTTTGACTGTTCGCTTGACCTTGGTTTTGACGTAAAGCTACATAAGCAAAGAGTTAGGTTAAATGGGATAGATACACCAGAATCTAGAACCCGGGACCTTGCAGAAAAGAAACTAGGGTTAGCAGCTAAAGAAAGACTTAAAGAGCTGTGCGTAGGAAAAATTAAAATAAAATCTTTGGGTAAAGGTAAGTATGGTCGTATTCTTGGGATACCTTACACAGAAGATGGTAAAGACATTTGTCAAATGTTAATAGACGAAGGGCATGCAGTAGAGTATCACGGCGGTAAAAAAGTTAAAACTTGGGGTGATTACTAAAGTATATGGATGCTGTAGTTCAATTAATTAATGAAGTTGGTTTTCCAATAGCAGCAGCTATAGGACTTGGTATGTTTATTTGGAAGCTTATCAACAAAATAATTGATGGGATGGAAACTAAAGTAGATGTTTTAGATGAAAAAGTATCTGCACAAATATCAGAAATAGAATCAAGACTTGGGGCAAAACTAGACTCACAACACGGTATATTGGTAGCTCTTATAGATAGAGTGCGTTCTGTAGACAATGAGATTATTAGACAAGATACGCTTTTAAAGACTATACTTGGTGTACCACAATTGATGCACACCGATAGGTTAGCAAAGGCGGATAGAGATGACCAAAGAAAAGATTAAAAGAAAAGTAGGTAGACCAAGCAACGCTGAACTTAAGCGTAGAAAAGAAGAAGCTGAAAAAGATAAAATTCTATGGCTTATTATGGCTATAGGAGTTGCTTTAATTATAGGTATATTTACGCAAAACTTGCGAGCAGACCAAATGACACACAAGTTTAAGTCCCCTTCTTTTAGTGGGGAAAACACATCTAGTCATTACCTTACAATAGACAATGTTGAGTACACAAGAAAGATGTCTATTAAAGCAGAGATTAAAGCTTTACAAGATCAAATAGAAAGAGATAAAGAAAACACAACACTTGCTAGGTTTATACGTAACTTAGAGTCAAGGATTTATGCCCAGTTATCAAGACAGCTGGTAGAAGCCTTATTTGGCGAGACCCCAAGTGATAATGGTACAATTGAGTTAGAAGGTAATACTATTACCTACAGTGTATTAGACGGCATAATAACTTTAACCATAGTGGACGCAGAAGGAAATGAAACAATTATCCAAATTCCTATCGGTAGCTTTACTTTCTAGCTGCGCTTCTTTAATTTTTGACCCTATAGAAAA